CGGTCGGTGAGCGGATCCATGCAGCCTCCCGGAGACGGCAAAGCCCGCCACGGGAGGCCCGGGCGGGCTGAGGCCCAACTCTTCGACTGTGCCTGAAAGCTACATGTTGTGATGGACGCCGTCAATAGGCCAATATCTGGCATCGTGGCGCCGCGTGCGGCCAACCAACAGTGGCGCGCTGCCGGTCGGCCAGACACCCCGAGCGACTGCTGCCAGCGTGGGGGCATCGACAGGCGCCAGCGCGGTTGATAGAACGCCTCCCTCGGGAGAGGTGGATCGGGGAACGCACCATGGACTTTTTGCAGGATCGACGCGTCTGGATCGGGGTCGCGGTCGTCGTTGTGCTGCTGATCCTGGCCTACGCCCTGGGCTGGTTTGGCGGCGAGACGCCAGCTCCGGCTACAGCGCCGGCACCGACGCAGTAGCCGCAGCAAGCTCTCACGCCGCCGGCGACGACCGCGTCAGCCATAATGCTGCGCCAGCAACCCGAGCGCCGCCAGCAGGATCCCTTGCGCTTGCTCCTGCCGCACCGGCCGGCCGCCCCAGCCCTGGCGCAGCGCCCACTCCCGCACCGATCGGCCGCACCCCAGCACGTGCCAGGTGCAGGAGCCCGCAGGACTGTTGTGGCCGCCGAGCGCCAGCAACGCCCGGTGGACGCGGTTGCGCGCCGCCTGCTGCACGTGGCCGGGCTCAGGCTCGCGGCCGCTGCCCGGCACCCGCAGCAGGTCCACCGCCCGCAGCGGGTCGAGCTGCGCCAGGATGAAGCTGCGCTGGAACTCGCGGCCTGCGTCCAGCATCGGCGCGTCGATGGTCCCGGCCTGCCGCATCCGGGCCAGGGTATTGACCACCCGGTGGTGCACCACGATCCGGCCCTCGGGATCCTTCTCGCGCACCTCGTGGGCACGCATCGCCTTGCGCGGTCGCTTGCTCATCGCCGGCTCTCCGGCCGCGGCCCATAGCGCCGGATCGCCTGCTCGATCAGCGCCTGCTTGACCCACACGTCGCGGATCTCGTCGGGCCACAGGACGATCACGCCTTGCTGCCGCCAGGCTCGCTGCCGCATCGCCTCGAGCTCCTCGGGCATGGCGTTGTTGCGCCAGATGCGTGCCAGCGTGCTCATCGCGTGACCTCGCGGACGCAGGCGGCGTAGCCGGCGATGTCGACCAGGCTGTCGAGATGCACCGGGTTGCCCACCAGCCGGGCCAGCTTGAGGTCGATCAGGCACAGCCCGACGTGGGCCGCGGTGACCTTGGTGCCGAGCACCTGCGACCAGCGCATGGCCACGCACTCGAACAGGTCGGTGGGGGCGCCGTGGCTGCGGCGCCGGTCGCGGACAATGGCGGCGGCGTGCTGGAGCAGGTCCTCGCCGGTCATCGGGCACCTCCGAATCTGCGCGCCACCGCCCAGTCGAGCAGGGCCAGGGCATCGGCCTCGTTGTTGTCGGCGGGCACGAAACTCTTGGTCCGCACGGCAGCAATCACCTCGTCCTTGCCGGCGTTGCCCCGGCCGGTGGCGTGGCGCTTGATCGTGCCCACCGGCACGCCCTCGTATGGAAGCCGCAGCGCCTCGGCCCAGGCAGTGAGGTGCGCGAGGTAGCCTCCGTAGGCATGGCTCGCCGCCGCGCCGAGATGCCGGCGGACTTCTTCGAAGAAGACTGCACCAATTCCACCCGCGGTCTCGTCCAGCTCCTGCAGCCAGGCGCGGAAGCGCAGGTAGACCATGCCGCCGCCCTCGAACCGGCTTGGGCGGAACTGCGCGGTGCCGCTGGTGATCAGGCCGTCGGTGGTACGCAGCGCCCAGCCCGTGTGCTGGCCCAGGTCCAGGGCGAACACGGCCGAGCCCTGGAGGCTACGTCGCCTGGTGCTGACCGCCTCAGGCAGCGAGCTGCGCGATCCTGATCCATGCGGGCCGATACCGACCCCGCTGGTATCGAGACGGGGCTGGTCCCAGTTGTCCCAGTCCGGTCCCGGTAGGGTCCCAGTAGCCCTAGCCGCTAAGTGCTTGAATTTGCTCGTCTGGTCCCAGTGGACCCACTGGTCCCGGTATCTCCCTACATCCATACACCCCCCGGATTCCGTTCACTTCCTCATGCTCGTCGCATCGATCCGGGGTCCTATACATGTGCGCGATATTGGTCCCACTGGGACCAGTGGGACCAAGCTGTGATTTCATTGAACTTTTCGGAGTCGGCGTACTGGGACCACCTCATCAGCAACTGGGACCAGTGGGACCGGCGGCGCCGGTCCGAACCTTGTCGATGCGGTAACGCCACTCACGGCTGCCGTCGGGGCGTCGCACCTTGATGCGCGTGAAGCCCATGCTGATCAGACAGCGGGCGACCCGGTTCTGGTCGACCTGGGTCCAGCGGGCGCGCTCCATGTCGAGGGCGTGCTCGAGCACTTCGCTGATGGCGACGTCGCCGAGAGGTTCGGGTCGCCGGTTCAGCTGCCGGCGGCGGTCGCCGTAGCTGTTCTCCACCCAGCGGACCTCGTGATCGAGATATGCCCGGATCGGCTGCTCCCACGCGTCGCCCTGGTAGCGGTCCAACTGCTCCTCCTCGGCTAGCTCGGTGAGGTTGCGCGTCTCGAGCCACCAGGGCTCGCCGGCGCGGTAGCGGGCGACCGCCTCGGCCCAGAGCTGGTCGCGGTCGCGGGCCAGCGCCGCGAGGTCGATGGTCCCGCAGCGGATCGGCCAGAAGCGCCGGCCGCCGGTGGCGTCCTTGAGGTAGCCGCCCTCGGGGTTGACCGAGCCCGCGAACACGCACTGGCGCGGCAGGTCGACCAGCCGCTTGCCGTAGGGCGGCCGGAACCGGTCGTGGGTGCGCGAGATGAACGCCTTAACCGTGCCGACCTCGGCCCGGCTCATGGTATCGAGCTCGGCGATCTCGATCACCCAGACGCCACGGGTCTCCATGGCGGCATCCTTGCTACCGAGGTCGGACAGCCGGTCGGTGAACCAGGGCTCGCTCAGCGCCTTCAGCGCCGAGGACTTCCGGATGCCCTGCGGCCCCTCCAGGATCAGCACGCAGTCGGCCTTGCAGCCGGGCTGGAAGATCCGCGCCACGGCCGAGATCAGCCAGCGCTTGCCGACGGCCCGGGCGTAAAGCGTGTCGGCGACACCGAGATAGCGCAGCACCCAGCTATCGAGGCGCGCTTCGCGGTCCCAGGCCAGCCCATCTAGATGGTCGCGCAGGGGATGGAACGGCCGGTCGCGCGCCACGGCCTCGACCGCCTGGCCCGCCACCATGGCCGAGACCGCGATGCCCTGCTGCTGCAGCCAGGCGGCGGCGAGCGTGTCCTCGCGGTCCGACCAGGGCGCGTCGACCCAGAGCGGCCGCTGCCGGGCCGCCCAGGGCGGCGGCCGGCGCGCCTCGGTCGCGGTCGCCAGCTCGTTGTGCCAGAGCACGCCCTGCCACTCCGGCGCCGCGTGCAAGGCATGGATGGCGTTGGCCAGGAGTGCTCGCGGGTAGCCGTCCTCGTTGCAGAGCAGACCGGCGCGCCAGGCGGTGGAGTAGCCGCTTCCGTCAGTGGCGGCGACGAGCACCGCGCGGATCGCGGCCTCACCGCCGGTTGGCAGCAGGTCGTTGAAGTCCGTGCCTTCGGGCGGCTCGGCCACGCTGACCGCGTGGCCGCGCCGCTGCAGCACGGTGATCGCACCGCGGATCTGCCGGTCGGCGGGGCTGCCGGGCGGGTCGCCGTCGCGGGCGACGATCAGCTCCGCCTGGGGCGGCACCGGTGCCTTGCCGATGTTAGTAACGCCGAGGCAGGCCCAGACCTCCTGGCCCGTGGCCTGCCACAGCGACAACGCGGTCTCCACGCCCTCGCACAGGATCAGGGGCGGGTGGCCGGGCAGCCGCACCGCCGCCTGCTCGACCCAGTCATCGCGCGCCTTGTTGGTCCGCTTCGGCACCTGGATCGGCACCTTGGCGCCCTTCTCGGTCAGATAGACCTGCTGGACCGCCGCGATCTCGCCGGCCGCGGTGGTGGCGACAGCCACCATGGCACCATAGCGGCCATGGGCATGGGCTCGGTACCGGATGCTCGAGGGCAGCGGCCTCGCCGTGATGCCACGTCCATGCAGGTAGCGCTCGACCACGGTTTCGGCCGGGTCGAGCGACGAATTGACGATCTGATCCACTTTGGCTGATCGGGCTTGATCGGTACCACCGGACAATCGGGTCCGTGGGGCGGCCCCAGAGCCAACATCCGGTGCGTCTCCCAGCCACTCCAGCGCCCAGCTGCAGGCAGCACCGTTGGCGAGACCGAGCCGGTTCTCGACCAGAGTCAGCGCATCGCCGCCGACACCGGCCTCGTGGTCGAACCACCGGCCGCGCTCGGGCCCGTCCAGTTCGACCGCAACGCTGCCCTTGGTCCCGAACCGGAGCTGGGCACGCGTCGACAGGGCGCGGTTGGGCTGCCCGACCAGGGCGGTGGCGAGTTCGCCGATCCGATCGCCGAGAAGTGCCGCCACCTCGGCGGGCGAACACGAGGATGCCGGTCTGGCGCCGGCAGGCTGGACCCCGTTCAGGTCAATCAAGCAGCACCAGCCCGCGCTCGGCGCGTGTGATCGCGGTGTAGAGCCAGCGCGCCCGATCCTGCGCCGTGCGGCCCAGCCCGTCGTCGAGGACGACCACGTTCTGCCATTGCGAGCCTTGCGACTTGTGGCAGGTGATGGCCCAGCCCCACACCGCCTCGATCAGACCCTTCCTGACCCAGTGGTCGCGCCGCTCCCGCTCGGGATCGGGTGCAACGTGGTCGTCGAAGTGGCCCTTGTAGATCAGGTACCTGCCGTCGCCGGTAGCGGTCCCACCGGCGGGCGCGTCCTCGGGTTCGATGCGGGCGGAGAAGCAGAGCTCGTTCTCGTCCTCGATGTCCTCGAGGCGCAGGAACATGCCGTTGACGATGCGGAGATCGGCCCGGTTCTTCAGGCAGATGATCTTCTCCTGCTCGCCGGCGCGCACCTCGCCCGAGGGGTAGGGTGCCTCGAACCCGGCGGCCCGCTTCAAGGCGAGGTTGAGCTGGATGCGGGTGGCGTTGCGGCCGCAGATCACCTGCCCGCCCTTGAGCAGCTGCTCGGGCCCGATCGACGAGCGCGGCAGCTTCCAGACCTGCGGGTCGTGCTCGCCATAGGCGATCGATCGGCCCTGGCGGGCCAAGGTGGCGAGCCGGATGATCGCACTCTCGCCAGCCTGGCGGTGGATCTCGGTCAGCATCACGTCGGGCGCGTCGCGGGTGAACGCACCCTCGCCTTTGATCGGCGGCAGCTGCCCCGGATCGCCCAGCACCAGGATCGGCCTGCCGAAGGCCAGGAGATCGCGGGCCATCTTCTCGCCGACCATCGACACCTCGTCGAGCACGATCAGGGCCGCGTCGCGGACGATCGACTGCTCGTTGAGGACGAAGCGCGGCTTGTGGATGTCGGCCAGGCGTAGCCGCAGGCTGCGCAGCCGGGCTTCCCCCATCGTCCGCTCGCCGATGCCGAGGCTGGGCAGCGCCGCCTCCAGGGCGGCGATCTCCTCCTTAACCTGCTCGATCTCGGCCCGGGTCGCCTCCGAGACGCGGTAGATCAGGCTGTGGATGGTTGAGGCCGGCGTGCCCTTGCGGCTCATCACCAGGGCCGCCTTGCCGGTGAACGCAGCGTAGAGCACGCCGCCGGTGCCGGAGACCGTGCCGGCGGCGGCATCGCGCACCATGGTGTCGAGCCCAAGGTCGGCGATGGCGTGGCAGGTGATCGTGGTCTTGCCGGAGCCGGCATAGCCGAACACCCGGAACACCTGCTGCACGTGGGTGCGGGTGGTGAACCAGTCGCGGATCGCGCCGATCGCGCCCGCCTGCAGATTCGAGGGCACGAAATCGGTCATGCGGCCGCGCTCCAGCAGCGCTGCGGGAACGGGCAGAAGCGGCAGGCATGATGGTCCGGCGTGGCGGCAACGCGCGGTAGCAGCTCGCCGGCCTCGACTGCGCGCAGGATCTCGACCGCCTTGTCGGAGAGGCGCTGGGCGGCGGGAGGATCGAACCGCACCAGCTCGTGGTGCAGCGCCTGGGTGTTCTTGTTAAGTGCGGTGAACAGGGTGCGCTCGATCTCGAGATAGCCCATGTAGACCTGGGCCCAGTAGACTGGCTTGGCCCTGGCGACACCCTGCTCGCGCACCGTGGTCCAGCCGCGCTCGTTGAGTGCCTTGTGCTCGAACAGGGCCGGCCACTCGATCCCGACCTCGGGCCCGTCGACGATCACGCCGTCGATGTAGCCGCGCAGCCGGCCGCCGGCGGTGCTGAAGCCGTACTGCCGGCCGGACCGGTCGCGCGTGCGCAGCTTGAAGCCGGCGGCTACCAGCCAGCCGATGGTCAGATCCTCGAAGGCATGGCCGACCGCGAAGATCCGCAGCGTCCGGCCGTCGAAGCCGCGGTCGGGATCATGCTCGGCGCCCAGATACCCATAGGCCAGGCGCCGGGCGCAGGCCCCGCCGATCCGGCTGCCACCCAGATAGTCACGCTTCGCCTGGTGGCACTGGCGTGCAAGGAGAGCTGCGTCGACCTGCGCATTAATCCGGTCGGCGATGGTGACGGCCGGAGGCGGCCCATAGGTGCAGCCCGAGCCGTGGTTGAGGTCGAGGAGCGTGCTCACCGACAGCACTCAGAAAGGTACGTCGTCATTGAGGGCTTGGCGCTGCATCGAGTCCTGGAAGCCGTCGACGCAGGCCTCGATGATCCGATCGATCTCCTCCGCGGTGCGGTCGTGGAACGGCGCCATCAGGCCGAGCTCGGTCAGCATCTCGGCGAGGAAGCGGCGCGCGTCCTTGATCGCCTGCTCCTCCATCGGCGTCTTGTCGATCATGCCGGCACACCTCGCGGCGGTGACGGCACCCGCGTCCTGACAGCGGCGCGAGCAGAAGCGGTAGCTCGGGTAGCGGTCGGAGCGGAGCTCGTGGGTGTAGCCGAAGCCGCGGGCCTGGCGGGCACACAGGGCGCACAGCCGCGGCAGGGGCTCGCCGCGGCTCGGCTCGTGCAGGCGCACGGCGGCGTTGACCGCCGCCGGGTCGCGACGACGGCGCTCGCGGTGTCGGGTCGGGCCGGTTCGCATTCCGGCCACATCACGAGTTCAGCCATGCCGGGCCTGCCGGCTTAGCTGCGGCTGCGCTATCTGCCGCAGCGGCGGCACTGGCAGGCCGCGCCTGCGCGGCGCTCCACGCAGGTGCCCCGGCGCCGGCCGGCATTGCCGCCGGCTTTCCCCAGGCGGGCTGCGTCACAGCCGTGTTGGTGGCCGCCCGGGCGCGGGTCGGCTTGGCCGGGACCTCCTTGCCATCCATGATCGCGCGCCATTCGGGCTCGGTCGGCAGCACGGGATGCTCGAGCCGGTTCTGGTCGGGATAGCCCGGGTTGCGGCTGGGCTCGATGCTGATCCGAGCGACGAAGGTGATGCCGTCGAGATCGGCAAGGCCCCGCAGCCGGCGCTTGGCCGCGGCCGCCTCGCTGCGGTCATCGGGATCGAGCCCGAGCGCGCTGTCGATCATGCCGCGCAAGGTGCGCTTGGTGATGTTCCAGCCGATCGACTGGCCCTGCTCGTCCCGCTTGCCGCCGGCAACGGTGAACAGCTGCCAGAACTTGCGCCGCGCGTGGCGGCCTTCCACCACCGTCAGCTCGGTGTCGAGACTGAGCACGTCGCTGCCCGGCGAGGTCGACGCCTTGAGCAGGCCTTGGTCGAGCTCGCTCGGGCCGTCGGCCCCGCCGCGGCGCAGGTGCATGATCACCTTGGCATAGGTGCCGTTTGGGATGAGATCGCCGCTGGCCTGCGGCTCGACAGCTGTGAAATCGAGCATGGTCGTGTTCCGTCGTGGGGTGGGTTCAGGAGAGCGCGTTGATCTTGGCGAGGACCGCCGCGCGAGGTCGGCGGGTTCGGTGAGCTCCAGCCGGCCGGAGCGGTCCTTGGCCGGCAGGCCGTGTGTGTTGCCGGAGTGGC